GTTCTTTACGCTGCTGGTGTTAACCCAGTTGTTACTTTCCCAGGCGAAGGTACTGTTCTATTTGGCGATAAGACTCTATTGTCTAAGCCAAGCGCATTTGATCGCATCAATGTTCGTCGCTTGTTTATCGTTCTTGAGAAAGCAATCGCTACTGCTGCTAAGTATCAACTATTCGAATTTAACGACAGCTTTACCCAAGCGCAATTCCGCAACCTAGTAGAACCATTCCTACGTACTGTTCAAGGTCGTCGTGGTATTACTGACTTCAAGGTTGTTTGTGATGGTACAAATAACACTGGTGAAGTTATTGATTCTAACAACTTCGTTGGTGACATCTACATCAAACCAGCACGTTCTATTAACTTTATTACTCTTAACTTTATCGCTGCTCGTTCTTCAGTAAGTTTTACTGAATTGGGTGCTTAATACAAGATAAATAAAGAAAGAACAAAGGAGAAATAAATGGCAAATATTGCTGATTTTAAAGCGCAGATGTTGGGTGGGGGTGCTCGCCCTAACCAATTCCGTGTTGAGTTAACTTTCCCAAGTTTTGTTACACTTGGACCTATTGCTGGTCAACGTGCACAATTCTTGTGTAAAGCTGCTCAGTTACCTGCTTCTACTATTGAGAACATTCAGGTTCTCTTTAAAGGTCGCCCAGTTAACTTTGCTGGCGAAAGAACTTTCCAACCATGGACTGTGACAATCTATAACGACACTACTTTTGGTATTCGTAATGCTCTTGAGCAATGGCAATCTGGTATCCAAAACTATGACAGCACACTAGGTCGTGTTAATCCAACTGACTATCAAGTTGATATGCAAGTTCATCAACTAGATCGTGCTGGCGCAATTATTAAAACGTACAAGTTTGTTGACGCTTTCCCAATTGATATCTCTGCTATTGGCTTAGATTACGAACAACAAAACGCAATCGAGCAGTTCGATGTACAGTTCCAATACAACTACTTTACATCTACTACTGGTGCTTCTTCTGGCTTTGGAGTTAATGTTTCTGTTGATACGCCAGTTGGTTCTATTCCGTTATAATTAACTGAAGGTGTTATATAATGCAATTATTTGGATTTGAGATACTGCGAAAAAAAGATAAGGATTTGGATAGTATTGTTCCTCCAAATCCGCAGGATGGATCGACCGTAGTTCAAACTGGCGTAAATGCTGGTGGATACTACGGTATGGTCATGGATTTAGATGGCGTTATTAAAAACGAACATGATTTAATCCGTCGCTATCGCGAAGTATCTCAGTATAGCGATTGTGACAGCGCAGTTGAAGATATTGTAAATGAAGCAATTGTTTACGATGAGGAAGATCAAACAGTTAATATTAATTTAGATGACGTTGATCTTTCTGATAGTATTAAGAAAAAGATTCGAGAAGAATTTGATAATGTTTTAAAATTATTAAAATTTGGTGAACGTGGCCATGATATTTTTAGAACATGGTATGTTGATGGTAGAATATATTATCATATTCTTTTAGATGAGAAAAATATAAAACAAGGAATTGTTGAGTTACGTTATATTGATCCTCGTAAAATTCGTAGAATCAAGAATGTTATTAAGACACGTACTCCACAAGGTGTTGAGGTAGTTAAAGAAGTACAAGAGTACTATCTTTACAACGACAAAGGTATTACTGAACAAACAACACAGGGTGTTAAGTTATCGCTTGATTCTGTTGTGTATGTTCCTTCTGGTTATATGGACGCTAATACAGGTATGATGATGTCATACTTGCATAAAGCAATCAAACCAACTAACCAGTTGAAGATGATTGAAGACAGTTTAGTCATTTATCGTATTAGTCGTGCTCCAGAACGTCGCATATTTTATGTTGACGTTGGTAACTTACCTAAACTAAAAGCCGAACAATATGTAAATGATATCATGAACAAGTTTAGAAATAAAATTGTTTATGATGCTACAACTGGCGAGGTCCGTGATGATCGTCGCCATTTGTCCATGATGGAAGACTTCTGGATGCCACGTCGTGAGGGTGGTAAAGGAACTGAAATTACTACTCTTCCAGGTGGACAAAATCTTGGTGATATTCAAGACATTGAATATTTCCAACAAAAATTATTCCGCTCTTTGAATGTTCCTATTGGTCTTTTGCAAGAGCAACAAGGTTTTAGTATTGGTCGTGCTCAAGAAATTAGTCGCGACGAAGTTAAGTTTAATAAGTTTGTTGTTAGACTACGTAACAAATTTGCTAATCTGTTCACAGATGCGTTACGTGTTCAATTAGCAGCGAAGAATATTATGCGTCCTGATGATTGGGATGCTATCAAACAAGATATTCGTTATAATTATGTTATCGATAATCATTATGCTGAGTTAAAAGATAACGAGATTTTAACTGCAAGATTGGGGACTCTGCAATTAATTGAGCCTTATCTTGGAAAGTTTTATTCGATGGATTGGGTGCGTAGAAATGTTCTTCACTTAAC